ATGTCGTCGGCGCAATCAACATATTAAGGGCAGGACATGCCCGGTTAGCCTGTGAAGTGAACCATGCGGTAAGTGGTCAGCAGCAGGAACCCGCCGAGGCGAGCCAGTCTGGCAGCAATGCCGGTCCGGACGCGGTAGGAATCCCCTTGCTTTAGCAAGGGGAGGATGTCAACAAAACACAAATAACGCAAGCCACAACCCGACTGCTATTGACGATTTCGGAGAAAAAATCGGCGGGGCTAGGAAGGATAACGGATTCACGCATGGTAATAGTGCCCGCCCTTCGTTTCTTTCATTATCCATTAACGAACTGCTACGGAGTGCCGATTTCTGGAATACGCCATTTTCCAAAATATGGCCCATGAAAGAGATAGAGGATATAGAGGACATCGAGGAGGCGGCGGCTGTAATGGCGCTTAGGGTAGCAGTAGGTAAAAAACCCGCAAAGAACGCGAAAGCACACAAGCGCATTAACTGGATTCATCAGTTCCACGCCTACAGGCCACATGCGGAAATGCTTATCAATGAGGGCGTATTTCCTGAATGCTGCGATTTTCGGAATATGGATGTCGATAAAACCAGCGGACGCTTGCAATTACTGGCTTTCATTTTTAGCAAAATCGATAGAAAGTCATGGGGTTCTATAGGAGACTTTGATGCGTATTACGGCAGCGTGAAGGTGAACGGGCATAAGATATATTTGCGCGCAACCGCACAGTTTTTATTGATGCAAGTTAAAGAAGCCCTCGCGCAAACTCCAAAGAAAGGCAGTGTCGCGGAGTTCAGATTATACAGTTTTAGGCGATCTGATTCGCAATACTGGTTTCAAGCAACAGGGGACAGAATGCAAACCCGTTTAATGACTTTTGATAGCCGTGATGAGGCATGGGATTTTTACAATAATGGCGGAAAAGAGGAATTGGCGAATATGTGGGAAACGCACAAAAGCGCCAACACCGTGCATAAGACCGATGTGCGTAATAAAGAAAACCGCATCCGTGAGGGTGCCGACTGGCGAATGGGGCAGGATGTGACACCGCAGCAATTTCTTGATACCTTCGGTTTTCGTGGTGTTGAATTTGGCTTGTGGGTAGGGAAAAAGAATCTTGAGCGACAAGAGTCTATTAACCATGCCTACGATGCTTTTATGGACTTGGCTGGCGTTATCAACGTGTCGCCTCGTAGCCTGTCACTGGATGGTAGATTGGCCCTTGCGTTTGGCGCGCGTGGTAGCGGTAAGGCATCGGCACATTATGAAACGGGAATGGCTGTTATCAACTTAACCAAGACGCGCGGTGCCGGTTCCCTTGCCCATGAGTGGTTCCATGCTTTCGATAATTACATGGGATTGCATAAAACAGAGGTAAACGCCAAATTTGCATCAGAGATAGTAACTAAAGACGATACACGCTGCGAATTATCACACGCATTTGCTCGCTTGCGTGTTGCGCTTCACTATGCCCCGATGCGTCAAAGAGCCGAGAAAATGGACGGGATGAAGTCTGGTGATGATTATTGGTCAACTACCGTAGAAATGGCAGCACGCACATTTGAAAATTACGTGATTGCCAAATTGGCCGAAAAAGGTTTGCATAATGATTATCTGGCGAATGTAATATCATTTGGGGAATACGATAAAAACCCCGATTTATACCCCTATTTTCTAGATGAAGAAATGCCGAATATATCCCGTGCTTTTGATGAGATTTTCCAAGTATGGAATGCCGCGCCTTTTAACCATAATGCCGCAGCAATCAAGCCTTTGGAATTGGTAGAGTCTAACGAGGCTGTAGAGGCTGTAGCGATTATTACAAAGGAAGCGCGCGAGCAAGCGATAGACGGCGCTATCGAATACGATAAATTACTTGCGCGTGCAATGGTTGAAAAGAAGGAAGATAGATGGGCTGCTGTTGATGCGAAAAAGGAGGAGTTAAAGGCATTGGGGTTTGTCTTTTATGAATCCGAAGATTATGTTTTCGACCTTCCTTTTTATCCTAATTCAGAGGAACGGGAAAGGATGGAGAATGTGTATAAAGAGGAGTTGGAAAAAATCAAAGAAAGCACACGGAGTCCCGCCGGGCCGCAGCCGGACGTATTGGGCCATGAGGACGACGCTATCGCCCTCGCAGAGGCTGCATTGCAAAAGCGGCAAGGGAAGCATTGGAAAAGGCGCAAGACGCGGTGGAAAAAGCCACTGAAGCGCTGGCATTGGCAAAGGCCGCTGCATTGCTTGCCGATGGTGTTGTGCCTATGGATGAGGCCGAATCAGGCGAGGGGACGGATTCCGGCGCGTCTGATACGATGGAAGGCGAGGGTGTGCTTATGCTGGGGTATGAACCCGCCCTGCTGCTGGCCTATACCCCAGCGCAACCGATGCCCGAGGATGACAGCGCGCCCGATGACAGCGAACCCAAGGAACCGCCTGCTATGGATGCAGCACCAAAGCGTAGGAAGGCAGGAAGGCCACGTAAAAACCCACTGGCTGCTTTTTCGGATGCCGATTTAATCAAAGAGCTATTATCGCGCGGTTATGATGTGACAAGCCATATTGCGAATCATCCGCCCGCAATAGCACAGCATGCTGTGATTCATTAAACCAATATGAGGGGTATTGTACCCCTCTTTTTCAATAGACAGACCGAAGGGGAATATTATGGAACCGACATATACCACAAGTGCAGCCGAGGCAATGAAGGAGGCTGCAATCAAGGTTGCGAAAATTGAGGCTGAAACGGAGCTTTTCAAAGCCGATGCAAGAAAGCGTGAAGCCGAGATTAACCAAATGACAGCACAGGTGAATAAATGGATTCAAGATTCTATTGAAGACCGGCGCAAAAGTGATAGGGAATATGCGCGCATCACAGCAGAATCAGAACGGGAATATGCGCGCATCACAGCAGAATCAGAACGGGAATATGCGCGCATCCTTGAAAGACACCGCGCGGAAACAGAAAAAATGGCAGCCGAGCGCGCCAAAATCAGCAGGGAAACTTTTTGGTATCCCGTAATTGCCATTGCTGGCGCAATGGGAGCCGGTGCCGCGCTTATGGGTGGTGCTGTGCTGCTTCTAAAATACCTCACAACACCATAGCCCCGCCATGCGCCCAACATAGCCCCTCATTGCAGGGGCTTTTTTTATGGCAATCGCGTGGCATGGGAGCGGGACGCGCTCAATCGCGCTGTGTTGCGTTTTTTGGGTTAGGTGGTATCTAGCTACCTTGGAAGCATTTGACGCGCTGTAGCGGCCTTATACGCGCGTTCTAGGGCCATTGTGGCGCTGCCTTTACCCTGTTCCCGTTTTGGCACGTGAGAAAACCGTGCGCATGGCGTGATACAGGATGCAATGAAAGCAGGCGAATAATGGCGCTTCCTAGGGAAAATACCTATATACAAAAACGTCTTACATTTTTGTATAGACGCGACAAAATTGTACTACATTATTGTAGCACAAGCAAATTTCATGCCAAAATAGAAATATTCTGGCTGAATAGGGGAATATGCTGCTTTCGCGTGGTTCTTGCATCCTTGGGGCCGCTGCATGATGCCTCTCATGCAAAGGCCGCCAAGGCTGCGAGATTGGGCCGAAGTATAGCACAGTTTGCCGCCAACGCAAGTGTTTTGAAGTGTTTTGTGCGGGTGTTTTTGCAAAATAGGGGGGTAGGGGGTGCCGCCCATTCAAATTTTACCCCCCCTGGGGGGTGCCGCCCGTTTAATTTTCAGGCGAATGTCTGCGCCTGCGCGCGTTTGTTGCGCGGCTATCCGATGCCAAACGGCGACCGGCGTTGCTATGTGGGGCTTGACGGGGCGCCAGGACAGCATGGGAGCAGGTGGTGGTTTTGTCATGCCTTGATGGACAGGTAATTAACCATAGACTACCATTGGTACCAGTGGTGACGCATTTCACGCCGCCCACAACCTCAATGGAGTCATCATATGGGACAAGGTTTAACGCCTGCTGAATTGGAGCGCATACACGCGGAAATTACCAAGTTGATGGCGGAAACCGTACGCATTTCAGACGAGCGTCGCAAAATGGACGCGGAAATCAATAAAATGGCTGATGAGCGCCGTAAAATGGATGCGGAATTCTTTAGAATTTCGGATGAGCGTCGCAAAATGGATGCAGAAATAGCGAAGCTGATGAAGGAGACCGCGTGGCATCCCATTATTGCAGTGGCAGTGGCAATGGGTGCTGCCAGCGCAGCGACTGCAATCATTATCAAGTTTTTCACCTAATCTGCTATCAGCAGCTTCAAGGGCCGTTTTGCATTCCCGCATGGTTGAATATATCGCGCCAAGCTGCCAAGATTTGCAGTTATTGAAACACACGGCAGGATACACAGGGGAGCAAATGGCAGCGCTTGCCAGTGTTGCAAGCGCCGGTCAATGGCGCAAATACACCGGCGGCGCGCAACCTCGCAAGGTGAATATCCACATGCTGTTTTTTATGGCTGCGCGACTGTCTTTGCCGCCTGAAGTGTTGCGCGCCATTGGGGAAAAGATGCAGGCAATGGGCGCGGGGATTGACCCTGCTGCACTGGTATGGCCTGCGGATGGTGCTTCGGGTGTTGGCGTGGAGCAAAAAGCGGCCACTGCGCCGGTTGCATCGGATGTGTGATGGGCTGCTGTGCGGTGTTGCCACTCTGCCAGATTTTGCCCCCCTTTTTTGCTGGGAGATTTTGCCCCCCATTTTTCCTGAAGTCAACGGTTTGGTATTTTTCCGAAATTCGCCCATGTAGCCTTGCCGATATTTTGCTGCCATAATGTGCAGATGCCAATGAATCACGATTTTTCCGAGGGTGCCAAGCCGGTGATTGCCGGTTTAGGCAAGGGTGGCGCGCGCATTGGGGCGGGTAGAAAGAAAAAATATGTGACCGCCAAAGACAAGGATGCGGTGGCGTTGGATGCGGATATTGAACAGCGTTGGCTGGAAATGTCCACGGGCGACAGCAAGGCGTTAAAGGAACGCGCGGATGCGTTTAAAGCCTACAATTTGGCGCGCTCCCATGATTTTGAATACCGCGTAAAGACGGGTGAGTATTTGCCGCGCACGGCGTTTCGAGAGGCGACGGCAACGCTGCTTGCCATGTTGGCACAGCGTTTGCGCGGTTTGCCGGATGAGTTGGAGCGCCGTTGCCCGTTGTCGCCCGAGATTTTGCAGCGTATTGAACAGGTGGTGGATGAGATTTTGGCGAATGCCGCCGATGATTTGGCGCAGTATGGGGAGGCGCAGCCATGATGGATGATGCTGTGCCGGATGATGCTGTGCGTTTGGCACTGATGGATGCGTGTAGCGGTTTTGAGGCGTTGCGCCCGCCGGATAGGGTGCGGGTGAGCGAGGGGGTGGCGCGGACTTTGGTGATTGCCCAGCCGGGCGCGCCGACCAGTGGCTGGAATGCCGACGATACGCCGTACATGGTGGAGCCTATGGACAGTTTGGCGAGTCGCGCGCATGAGGCCGTGGTGTTTGTGGGGCCAGCGCGTACCGGCAAAACAATGGGATTATTGCTGGGCTGGCTGGCGCATAACGTGGTGCATGACCCGGGCGATATGCTGTTTGTGCAGATGACTGACCACAAACAATCTCGTAAAATTCTAAGTCATCTATAATTATTTGTTTTTCCTATGAAAATTCTATGATGTTGCTTCATCTTGAACTATCTATGTTTCTCCAATTGCGGCTTTTTTGTGGCTATGATTGTGGGAACTTTTTGACTGTTGTGGCATCATGTGTAGATGCCTAAAAGAGTACTTCCCCTTACTGCTGCCAGTGTCTCTAAGCTGGCAAAACAATCTGTTGCAGGTCGCTACACTGTAGGTGGAGTGGTAGGACTGCACCTCTACATCACACCTTGGCAATCCCGTATCTGGGTGCTACGTATCACTACAGGTAACTCTAGGAGGGATGTGAGCTTGGGTAGCTATGCAGACTTGAGCTTGTCACAGGCAAGAGAGTTGGCACAATCTATCCGAAGTGGACTTGCCCGAGGATTGCCCTTGGAAGAAGCCTTCTTCAAGAAAAAGTTAAGACTAGCCAAAACAAAAAAGCAACCTTATACTTTCGCACAATCCACTGAATTTTTTATAAAAACCAAGTCTTCTATGTGGAAAAGCGTAACCCATAGGGATACTTGGTATAGTAGCCTTCAAACTTACGCTTATCCTACTATTGGGGCAATGGATGTAAGTTCCATCACAATGGAACATGTATTGTGCATACTCCAACCCCTATGGGAGACCAAAACTACCACCGCATCTAGAGTAAGAGGAAGGATAGAAGCAGTCTTGGACTATGCCCATGTGCAAGGATGGAGGAACCAACAAAACAACCCTGCTAGGTGGAAAGGTGTACTGGATAAGGTACTACCACCACCTAGGAAAATTAGTGTGCAAGAGCATCACAGAGCACTTGAGCCAGAACAAGCTAAAGGATTGTTGTGTCAGTTTGAGAATGACATCAGCATTCCTTGTCTTGCATTACAACTACTGATACTGACAGCCACAAGAGCAGGCGAGGCATGTCTTGCAAAATGGGAAGAATTTGATACAACCAAAGCAATTTGGACAATACCTGCAAATAGAATGAAAGCAGGTAAAGAACATAGAATACCCTTAAGTACACAAGCCATTAAATTATTCAATAGCATACCTAAACTTGATGATGAATGGGTATTTATGAATAGTAGAGGAAATGCACCAATAGGTAATATAGCCTTAATTAGAGTACTTCGTAAATACTCTATTGATTGTGTCAATCATGGATTCCGTTCAACCTTTAGAGACTGGGCAGGGGACTATACAGATTATCCAAGAGAGGTACTGGAAGCGGCATTAGCTCATAAAGCAGGGAATGCTGTAGAGCTAGCTTATAGAAGGAGAGACGCTCTAGAAAAGCGTAGACCATTGATGCAGGATTGGGCTAATTATTTATATGGGAAATAACGATGTATGAATTAAGAGCAACTGATGAATTTGAGTGTTGGTTAGCCAATTTACCAGACGTTTTAGTTCACTCGGCTGTCATGACGAGGCTTAGAAGAGTAAAAAAAGGATTGTTTGGAGACCATCGTTATATTAGTGATGGTATTTTTGAAATAAGAATATTTTTGGGAGCAGGCTGGCGTATATACTGTAAACGCCAAGATAAGTATGTCATTGTCCTACTAGCAGGCGGCTCTAAACGTACTCAACAACAAGATATTGAGAACGCTAAAGCTATAGCGTTGAATTTAACTACACCACAGAGGAACTGAAATGAGAGTAGAAGACCTTCCTGAATTTAATTTCTCAAAACATCTGGATACTCCGGAACGTGTAGCGGCATACCTAGATGCTGTTTTGCAAGAGAGAGATATAGAACTTCTTAAAGAGGCTATAGTTGATATTTATAACTCACCTGGAATAGATAAAATCTCTAAACATCGTAAAGCATCCAAAGACCATCTACAAAGTCTTGCAGCACAAAGCACTCAACCTTTCTTTGAGTTTGCGGATAAAGTATGTGAAGCACTTGGGTTTAGGTTAGGTGTTCAACCTATTACCATTTGACCTTTCTTGGAGCCAAGCATCCAAGTCACTCTTTCTCCATGCTACGACACGTGGCCCTAGATGGACAGGTCTAGGAGCCATGCCTTGCTTCATCCATCTCCACCAAGTACTCCTAGCTACAGGTGCATAGAGGGCAAGCACTTGTTTCTCTCGGTACATTATTTCATTGGTTTGTGTTGTAGCCATAGTTTTTTGTTGGTTTGTTTTTAACTAAAGGATTTTTATGAAACGTTTAATTACTACTGTATTGGTAAGCTCTATTGTTGCTACGCCAACTGCTTTTGGGTATACCATTGAAAAACCCGTGTATAAAACTGTTTATACAAGCCAAAAAGCATTCACAAAATTTGGTGATGAAAAAGAAGCTGGTGGCGCTCAAATTGTTATTGGATGTCCTGAAGATAGAAGGTTACGTTTTTATTTGGCCTTTTCTCATATACAGTATACAACTACGCCAGCCGCAGTCTCTTACACAACCGAAAAAGACGGTGTTAATGGAATAATGATGAGCAACCTCGATGCTAGTAGCACTAATTGGTTAACCAACAATACAGGGTTCCCTGATGAAATGGCGCATAGCGACTATAAAGTACTGAAAAATATTAGTCAGGTAAAGGCGGTTTTCATACACCTACTAGGAAAATACACAAACAAGAAAGATTTAGGTACTATCGTGTTTGGCTTTGACGTTGAAGGGGTAGATAAAGAAATAGCACGACTCAAGAAAATTTGTAATCGTTGAACCAATCAATCACTAGTAGCCTTGGTTACTTAGCTTCGTAAGTCCCCAGCTACCCTGTAATTTGTGAAGTTGCTCGGTTGCTTGCTTGGCTAATTCTTCACGCATTTGCTTGGCTTTGTCTAACTGTCTCTTGCTTCCAGAATTCTGCACGGCCCTAGATTCCAACTTAGCTATTTCACTATTAAGGTGATGAAATCTTTCCACTAAAGGAGCCACACTGATATATTCATTGTGAATCCTTTCAGTCAATTGTCTTTCAGGGTCAATGCTTAATTTATACATTTCTCTAGTCTGGTTAAGCAATGCCTTTTTATCAATTTTTATTTTGTCTCCCCAACCACCAAACTTCCCTTGCTCTAGTTTCACATTGTTTATCACAAGCTGTGCAACTTGGGCAGCTTTAATGGGAATACCTTCTTTGGCTAAGTCTTCCCTAGTGGAGTTAACTAATGTTTGGAATTGGCCTGGTTCAAAAGGAAATGTGTTCTTGCTGTCATCTTTGCCGTATTTCAAACTCACATTGGCCTTGGCATATTCATTCAAAATATCTAATGCAGACTTATTACTCTTGGCTGCATTCATGAAAGATGTGAGTTCGTCACTTCTTTCACCATTCTGCAATTTCTCTGCGGCTGTGAAGAAACCCGTCAAAACATCAGGTAATTGTTGGCTGTAAGATTTTTTTGGTTTTTGCTCTGCGGCAGGAGTTGCTTCATCTTTTTTGGACTCTGTTTCTAGAATCAATTCTCTAACCTTCTCATAAGAAGGGGCATACTTAAACCCGCCCTTCATCCGTACCCATTCAAAACCCTTCTTGCCTCCGTAATTCTTTTCTAATCCTTCCCACACAACCCCGGGGACTTGTTGACTTTTTAATGCTTGGTCATACGTAGCCCTTAACAGTTTTTCTTGGTTTTCCCGAGTGAATATTACATTCTTCCAATCCTTCCCAAAAACTTTGGGAGCCAAGTCTTCAATGGTACCTTTTAAAAATTGACCTATCCCTACAGCGGATGTCCCTACCTTTTCCTTCTTTCCATTCTTTTCTCTGTAAATTTTATACTTTGGATTGCTTTTTGTCTCTGCAATTAAAGCAGGCTGTAATTTATCCGTAATTTGACCAAGACGCATCTGAGATACAGGAATGGTAGTAGGAATTTGACCGTAAGTCATATCCTCTGCTTTATCTGTCACTCTGACACCTTTTCTGTAAGCATCAAAGTCAATACCCACTTTATCTTCTTTTGAGTTGTTTATATCTAAGTTATCCCTTGGGTTATATAAAGCTGTACCATTATCAGTATCTGTTTTTCTTGAGGTGTCAAAAAACCTATTTTCCATAGCTCTAACTTTACTAAAGTCGCCAGTTTTTTGTGCCTCTGCCCATGCTTTAGAGTAATCAGGGATTAGTCTATTCATGGCATCTGTTTTTGCCGCATTTAACCTTTTATTAAGATATTCATCACCTAAGGCATTTATAGTGGAAGTGTCTTTATTTTTCCATGCTTTAGAAAAATCTACTGCCTCCCTCATAGACTTGCTAGCATTCGGAGGGATTTTAGTTTCTTCTTTATTTTCTAAGTATTTATTAGCCAAAGCATCTATCGCAACTGTATCCCCCTTTCGCCATGCTTCCTCAAAAGCAATTGCCCTTTTCACATCCTCACTAGGTTCACTAGGTATTTTTATAGGTGAATTTTGTGCATTCTTAGTGGCGTTGTTTGTAAGAGGTGGAAGTACTGTACTACCAATACCCCCACTTGTTCCATGATTTAAAGAAGGAATTGTTTGGTTTGGATTGTTTATAGCTGTTGAACCAACAACACTATTACCTACAACATTTCCTGTCGTACCACCTCCCATAAGTGAGGCATTTTCAGCATCCTCCGCCGCTTGTGCTGTTGCCATCAAAGAAGGGGTAGTGTGTGCCATTAGCCCACTATTCATCATTCTTTGATAAGCAAGTGTAATGTCATGCCACTGTTCAGGGGTAGAACTTTGCTGCATCCTCTCTAGAATAACATTAGCCGCATCAGAGCCTGGGGCAGCACCTCCCAATATTTGAACAAGTTCAGGAATCAGGGCATCAACTCTTTGATTCTGAACTGTGGCATTCCAAGTATTCTCTGACTGCTGATGCGCATTCATTTCATCTAACCCTGCTTTATGTGTAGGTATAGCAGGTGCAGTTAAATGAGGATTTTGGTTAATTTGCTGTTGTTGCCAGTCTAGATATTTATTACGCACTTGTTGTTGATACTCGGGATTTCCTGAAGCTACAGCGTCTTCCCATTCTCTTTGCAAAGCAAAAGCATCTCTACTGTTATTAAAAATAGCATCTGTTTTATTATCTGCCAGTTGCTCTCTACCAAACTTATATTTCTGTATTTCAGCAGCTTGTTTTTGTTGGTTCATTTGAGCCAAAGCATTCTGCCATAGTAGACTTTGGTTAGGGTCAGTCAACCTATATTTATCCAGCATTTCAGGGGATACTTTATTAGCATATTCTGCTGGAATAAAATCTCCCCTCTGCATTACAGCCAACTGTTCTTCAGGGGATAGTTGAGCAAAGTTCTCTTTGAATTGCTTATCGTAAGGGTCACTTGACCATTTCTGCATCTTCTTTGTAAGAGCATCAATATTGTTACCTAAGTCTCCCCAAGTTCTAGAAGAACCACTATTTAATGAATCTGCATCTCTCAAGGGAGTGAAGTTAAAATTCCAGCTTAAATTTTTAGGCATTATTGGCTCCTTAATTACTTCTTGCGGTTGTCTTTAGCTTCCCAACGGCGAGTGTAATCACTCTCAAAATGTTCATTGGGGTTAGTGTTTTTGCCAGTGTAATACGCATCCCTGCTCCTAGCCATATCGGTTATCTTTCGGTTGTAATCCTGTAATGAGTTAGCATACAGAGAATCCTGCATAGCACGGTTGTAGTTGAATTGTTTGTCTGCAATCCTTGCACCTCGCCAAGAAGAATAAGCGCCGCCCAAAGAAGCAAGAGTAGAAGCCAATCCACCAATAATTCCTATATTGTTTTGGTTTAAACCAATCTTTCCAAGGAATGAATCTACTGGCCCTGTAGGTGTGTTTCCTATGCTTGCTAAACCTGATGCGCTTGTAGGAATGGGATTACTTTGCAATAAGGAGGGAATGTTATACCCAGTCACACCCATCGGTTGAATTACATTATTCACGGGCAAAGGCTGTGGTGTATTCATCCCGTTGAAAGATAGTTGCTGTCCCAGTGATGGTAAAGCTACTGGTGTCACTCCTTGATTTTGGGGAAAGAAGAATTGATTTTGGGATAAACGGTTAGGATTTAAACCATATCCGTAGCTAGGAATTTGCAACATAATTTCACCTCAATGCAAGTTGGTTCTCACTGAACCTGTTAACAAAATTTAATACTTCTTCGACCATATCCGAACCAACTAATTGAGTTCGTCTAAGGAAATCTTCAGGAGCTTCACCCCAGAATATGTTATTAAGAGCTTTCCGTATATCATCACCACTGATTCCACTACCTTCACTGATGCCAGCTTCTCTCATCAATTGATTTAATTGGTTCTTTTCTGTCTTCAACTCTTTCAAATAATCTTCATACTGTGCTTGCATCTTTTTTACTTTCTCTACCATATGTTCTTGGAAAGCAGTAGACACAGCATTTGTAAGCATGGCTAGTGTTTGGATATTCCCCATTGAATCTTTCATATACTGAAAGAAGGAAGACATATTACCTCCTGCCATAACATTCATGGTGTACATCGTGGCTACAGCACCAATGATAGCTCCTAATGCTCCACCAAAGACTTTGGCTGCTGCTGTCGCAATGATTGCTCCCACTACCATATTCACAGCAGTAGTCACTACAGCACCATAGATTCCTGTCATCCCAAAATAGTACCCTCCGGCTCCGGCAGGTGGAAAAAACACAGTCACAATAACAGAAATAATAAAACCAATAATCTGTTTAAAACCAAACTTCTGCCTATGCTGTACATACACATCAATCTCTAGAATAGGAGATTCAACCAATACTTGAGTAGCAGGAACAATTCCTAATGTTTTAAGAGGTTGGTTCAGAATAAGGCAAAAGAATTTACTTTCATCTGGGTCTTCCATTGCTTCAGCAGCAGTAGTAATAACATAGCCCCAACGCCATATCCATTTCTCAAACTCTAAATTAACAACACTGAATGTTCTACAAGTATTGGCATCTTCTTGATAATAAAAGTTAGTAACATCAGCACCTACATGACCTATCAGTTTAGATGAATCTTTGACAGCATGATTCGCCACAGTAATCCAAGCCTCTCTAGGCTTAGCTGGCCTATTGAAGTAAGGGTTGTGTTGAGTACCAGTAATCACAGTCTCTGAACCAAACTCACCTCTCATAGCCAAGCTGTAGTGAATCCAAGAAGCAAAGTCATTGTCTTTACCCCAGCGAATCTCTGTTGTCTTACTTTTACTTAGTGGGTCAGGGGGCAGAACTTCAGGGCCATTAGCCAAAGCAACTTGTGCTGGTGTTGCAGTACCCTTAGCTTTAGCCTCTACTGCCTCAAGATAATCATAATAGGCTCCTACCTTATTGTTATAAGCCAGTATCTCTTGGATTCTGTCATTTACATCAAAACCTGTACCAGTAAACCCTCTAAAATACTCATAAACATAACAGCATAAATGTTTACGCTTGGTATTGATAGGAACACCATCAAAGTAGTAAACATAACTCATCTTGTCATAGTCGTCATGTTCTTTGACTTCCTTGAGTACTGGTCTAACCCCTCTACTTGTTTGCTTACGTACAGCCATATTAACCAATCTATAAGCAGGATTAGGGACATCCCCTGTATAGTTATTGGCTGCTTTACGAATAATATCCCAAGGAGTATTGATGAAATGCTTCCTATGCCCTACATTGATTTTATCTCCTAACTCATCAATAGACGTATGGTTTATGACTAGAGGTCTTGGTGGAGAGGCAATAGCTTCAATGACACTGTTGGTTGTGTATTCTGTAATTGCAGCATCTAAAACACCATTACCTGTTTCTAGTGGATAGATGTAAACATTGGCAATATCTGCATGGAGAGCTATATCTTCTATCTTGCCAGTCTCTTTGAACCAGTATGTGATTAAGGCGAACTCCCATTCCATGTTGTAGTAACGTCCATCTTCACCACCATATTGACCAGCATAATTTGTGCTAACTGTACTTATCCATTCACTTGTATCGTAGTCAATCTGATAACCAATGCGCTCTACGTCATAAACACTAGTTATGCTATCAGGATAATCAGCATCAAAAGCATGGACAGCGTCTAATTTTCTGTAATCTTTCCATACTCTCTCTCTTGGATTTGACGCAACATTAACTATACCATCTTGGAAGGTAACTGTATAACCATCCGCATCCCTCATCCAAAAATTCTTTACATATTTCTGTTTAGTGAGTTGCCCTATAGTTTCAATATGCTCTTGTCCATCCCAAACAAAGCCTGGTGAGGGAGTGTATGGAGTGGTTTGGTAGCCAGGATGATTTTGCTTAGTTCCTTCTATAAAAGGAACTTTACCTTGCACAACCGGAGGAATGCTTTGCAAGGTGTATTTAGCCACAATCCCTATTGAACCAACTTTAGCATCCCCCTTGCTAAAGACAATGATTTCCTCTACACCAGTTGTAGGGTTAGGCAATAAGGGAGCATCTTGACCTTGTGGTGCTACATAGATAGCAAAAGCAGTGTCAGTACTGTTGGTTGCTTCCACTGAATAATTTCTACCAGCTAGCTCCGGTCTGTGTTCTTTAATGTACTGGTCTGCATAATCCTCTGCTGTAATCTGTCTAATTTGAACATCAGATATTTGCAAGTTATCATTGTCTGGATTGGGAATCTCTATCTCAACTTCAGACATGATGGAAGACATTACTCCATCAGATATAGGAGCCAAAATCATCAATGGCCCTAATCCTACAGCATCATTGTACCCATCAGGCTTGGCTACCCATTTCAAATAACGCTTGTTCTTAAAGTAATGCCCATTGAGATAGCTAGGGACAATGTTATCCCCAATACTCTCTCCCATAAGAACACTCTTAAGAACCAAATTCTTAAGGAATACAGGGCGCTTCTTTTCTTCGCCAGCAAGATAACTGACGGTGTAATCTACGGCTATCTTGCTAGACATGGCTTAAATTGTTATGGTATGTTATGCCATTGGTCGCCTACATTTTCATCCATATACATTTTAAGTCTATTAAATGCTGCTGTAGTAGAGGTTGTATCCATTCCTGCTGGCGGCTGTATATCTTCATCTGTAGTGCGTAAAACTGCATAAACATCAGCAAAAACCTTGGCAGCTTTTATGTGGTTGTCTCTGACAAAAGCAGAAGACTGTACCCAATGTAGCCAATTCTGCATGTAAGCAGTTGACTGTTTATCTATGGCAGAAATTCCACCGCCATCATTTCTTCTATCAATTTTGGTATGGGCACGCTGTACATTACCCTGCTCCATGATGAGAATTTTTTGTTCAGGAAGTATATTGCTTAAGGTGTACTGTTTAGTAGCATTATCCAAAACTAAACCATTGTATGTCTCAACCAATATCTTATCTAAATTGTATTGCTTGGTTGCATTATCCAACAACAATCCATTATAAGTAGCCACAAGGATGTTATCAAGGTTGTATTGCTTGGTTGCATTGTCAAGCAGAATACCTTCATACTGTGCTACTATGGTGTTGTCAAGATGGTATTGTGCAGTCTCATTGGCTATCAACATCCCGTCGTATTGAGCTACCAAGATATTGTCCAGATTGTATTGCTTAGTAGCATTGTCAATCAGCATACCATCATAAGTAGCTACCAAGATTTTCTCAAGGTTGTACTGCTTGGTAGAGTTATCCCATTTCAAACCTTTCCAAGTCTCAACCAAGATATAATCTAAATTGTATTGTTTGGTTGCATTGTCCAGTAAGATGCCTTTATATTGAGCGACAATGGTATTGTCCAAATGGTACTGTGCAGTCTCATTCACAATCAACATACCATCGTACTGCGCCACCATGATATTTTCAAGGTTGTATTTCTTAGTGGCGTTATCCCATACTAAGCCTTTGTATTGTTCAACCATGATGTAATCAAGATTGTACTGGGCTGTTGCATTGGCTATAAGCATGCCATCGTACTGTGCAACCATAATATTTTCAAGATTATATTTCTTGGTTGCATTATCCCACTTCAAACCTTTCCAAGTCTCATCCAAAATAAAATCTAGATTGAATTGAGCAGTAGCATTGGCAATCAACATTCCATCGTATTGAGCCACCATAATTTTTTCTAGGTTGTACTTCTTGGTTGCATTATCCCATTGCAATCCTTTGTACTGCTCAACCATAATGTAATCAAGATTGTATTGTGCAGTAGCATTAGCAATCAACATTCCTGCATGCTGTGTTGGCAAGATGGTGTTGAGGTTGTAAAGTGCAGTATCGTTTGCAATACCTTTACCTGTGTTATCCAACAATAAACCAGCATACTGTGCTGGATGGATATTGGTAAGATGGTATTCAGCAATGGCAAAATTAGTGTCTTCAATAGCCAATCTTTGTTTGTTTAAAGCATACTCTGCCTTGCCTTTCATGGCCTCAATCTTGAGTACTTCATACTTGAGTTTGACATTCTCAAGTTCTACTATTCCATTGATAGCAGCTACCCTTGCAGCTACCGATGCCCAGAATTGCTGTTCAGACGCTGTGACATAACTCACTGCTTGGCCCATAGCAGACTGAACCAAAGCAACATAAGCCTGAGTGTACTCTGCACCTGTAATTCTATTGGCTTTGTATTCCTTCAGCAGATGAGCCTCAACAGATACCATCAAACCATCAAAAATACCTGTTCCACCAATGGTTCCGTCAGTGAGTTCCTCTACTCCTAATTTTTTAACCTTATTCCATATTGGGTCATTAGGGTCATAAAGGATATTGTACTTTGGGTCATCCCAATTGATATTTTTAATGTTTACATCAAAACCAGCCAATAATTCAGGAAATAACTGGTTTGCAGGGGTATGGCTGTTATGGCTCATCTTTTATGCCTCACACTTTTTCACCATTTGCTCGAAGCTCGGCAATAGCCAAGTTTTCCAAGTCTTCCTCTGTAAGAGGTGGAAGCACCTCAAGAGAAAATTCTGGTAGCAACTGTGCTTTGGTTTCAGTGGTTATTTGTCCATTGGTTTTCTTATCCTTAGAATCAATCTTCAAATACTTCTTATCTTTCAAGTATTGGTAAATGCAGTAAGGTACATGCCAGCCATTGTCTGTAGCTTCACCAAAGGGTACATACTTACGTACTGTGCCAATATATTTATTACCTACAGTAATGATTTCTCCATACAAGCCAGACTTTTCAGGATTCATACAAGAGATACGCAAACGAACCAACTTCATCTGCTCAAGAACTAGTTTCTCTCGTATCTGTTGTGGAGTTTCAACTGCGGGAGTTGTTTTACTTTCTGCTTTGCTTTCTGCTTTGCTTTCTGCTTTGCTTTCAGGTTGTGTTGCCATGATATGCCTTTTAATAGAATGAAACCCTAAATCTTTGAGGACTTAGGGTTTTGGGTTAAGGGTAGATTAGATAGGAGCCACGCCATACATAATGGCAATACGCTCTGGTCTTTTAATGAGAGTACCATAGTACCAACGCATACTAGTGAACCCTGTTTCCCCATAAGGGTCATTACGGTCTGCTGTATCTCGTCCTGGAGATTTAGAAATCACAGCAAATTTCATGTTTCCTGTCTTCCCATCTGCTTGGAATCCAATAGTTGCAAAACTATCATCTCCTACAAAGAGAATAGGATAAACATCATATTTACCACTGGTTGCTCTATACCCCGGATTGGTAGACACAGTGGCACCACCACCTGCCCAATGCTGCATATCCTGAACTTGGATGATTCGGAACTGGTCAACTGAACCAATCTCACCATTCAAAGGTTTGCTAGCATCTGCATAATGCTGAACCTCAATGAAAGCCTTATTACCAAAGCTATCTGTCATCCGTTTAAGATGAGGAACCAGTTCAGGGCCAACATAAGCAATACGAGCACTGTTAACAACACGAGTATCTGTATTACGTGAACCACTAATAATCTTGGTTTTCATTGGTACTTTGTTTTCTGTAAGCACTTGGTGCATACGGACAAACAAGTCATAGTCAATGATAGCTGCACCTGTGCCTTCACCTGTGACAGTAGCACGAGAAGTAGCAGCACCTGCAAAAAGATGAACACCTGCATTAGCCAACAATTCAGCTTGCAAGGTATCCTCATAAATCTTCACAGCGCCAGCAGTCAATTCACGAGCAAGATGAGAATCCAGTTCAGCATCAGTATCAAAATCCATTGATTCCCGTGTCCATTCATAGAACATACCAAACTTCTTGATTTCACCTGTACGCATCAAACGGGTAAAACCTACACGATTTACCCGTCCACCATTCTCACCTAATACAGGTAAACGCCCATTGATGGTTCCAGTATCTTTACTAGAGCCATACAAATTACCATTGATACTAGATGTCCCTGTTGCGTCGATACCTTGGTCGTTGACGTTGCGGTCATCCAACAATGGTACATATAGATATACATCCATACGTTTACCATAATGCTTTGGCATATTCTCTACCGAAGCAAGTTGGGTAAAGTACATATCATTGTAGGCTTCAACCAAACTTTTACGAAGCCAGAATCGTGTATGTACTTGGTCAGAGCCAGAACCATCAATAGTAGATGTACTGGTAGGGTCATATTGCAATGCCATATTGCTCTCCTAAATTAAATTGGGTTAAATCATCTGTGCTGCTAATTGTATGATTTCTTCATCACTCATAGCAGCAATGTTAGCCGCATCCACATTGCCAGAAACTCCCTTGCCCTTAACGGGGGAAGCTCCATTCACTCTTGGGTTAGGCCGTACTTTTGGGGCAGGTTTACCTACCACTCTTTGGGCAAAGCCATTGTGAGAATTGTGAGTACTTGGTTGAGGTGATGCTTTAACCAAATTGTCAAAGGCACCTTGCTTAGTAAGTTCATCTCCTACAGCTTTATATGCTTCAATAAAAGACATATTGGCAGGCAACTGTCCTAACACTCGATACCTTTCCATTTCACCCACAATGAGGTCATACACCCCGTTTTGTTTTTGGCTCCATAGAACAGGCAAGGCATCAGGACTACTGACTACCATCTGCTTTGATTGCGCATCCCAACTCTTATCCACTTCATTCAGAAATGCAGTTCCATCTTGAGTAGAACCAATCTGATTGATAGTTTCTTCAAACACTAACTGTGTATCTGGAATAATATGTTGGCCTGACTGATACTTGCTTTCTTCAGACAAGTCAATGTCTAACGGGTCAATCTGTTTATCAGTAATGAATTTCTTAATTGCTTCAGGGTCTTTCTTTTCCAAAGCAACCAACAAATCTAACTTGGCCTCATCCAACAAGCCATTCCTCTCAAGAATAGCTATAGCCTTCCTATGCTGTGCCAGTTGTTGTGTCTTACGTGTGTAATCCGCCCCCATCTGCATCAGCCGAATAGCTTCTTCAGGGGTTCTTATCTCTATCTGCTTACCATTAGCTACAAAAGGCTTGGTAACTTCTTTGTAGAAAGTTTCAGGGTCAATAGGTTGTTGTTCATCTTCATCATTGCTCTCATTACTTGAAGGCATGATAGGGTCAACAACTTTTTCTTGGTTTGAACCAACATCAAAACTTTCACTTCCCTGTTCATTTTGTTGTTGGCTCTCATCTTCTGGTGGAGCGGCTAATTTAGCAAAGTCTTCATCATCCATTGCTTCAAAATTAGTATCTGTACTCATTGTGCATTACTCCTTGCTTCTTCAATAGCCTGTTCTAGTTCAGTCAATCGATTCTCTGCATAACGTCCCTGTGCCTCTACCACTTCAAGGAACTTCTTCAAGTAGCCTGAAGCCTGTGCCATCTTCATTGCTTCCTCTCTTTGCTCTTTAAGAATGGCAGTATCCACAGAGGCATGTATGTAATGCACACAATCTTGCTGCATGAAGCCCTTCTCCATCAACAATTGCCATTCTCTACTCGCTTGAAGTTTTTGCCATATTTGCATACGACCAATGACTTCCATGTACTTCAGTTTCTCTTGTTCCAATTCTGCAAGTTCAGACATAAATTCTCCTTAAAGGTCTGGGGATAAAGCATTGTAGCCAATAGCAGCATCAATATCAGGGGGAAGTTCATCTGGTTTTCTACTCTTGGTCAAAGCCTTAGTCACCTGCAATGATTGATTTCCCCTAGCTTGTGCTTGTTGCTTTTCTATTTCCTGAATATGCTTGGTTCCATCAGTCTTTTGAGTAATGTCTACACCCAAAGCAGCAGCCTGTGCAGCAGCTAAGTCACTTCTAGCCTGATTCCACACAATTTCCGCTTCCAATTTCATCAACTCTTTCTTGGCTTTCTCTAGTTCAATCTGTGCCATTTCCTGCTCTTGTGGACTTGGTTCAGGTTGATAGGTACGAATCTTTTGTGCCAAATCTGGCATACGTTTGTAAGTTGCTATCTCTGCAAGAATGATGTTCCTTATGTTCATATCCATATTGGGGCCAATGGTCTGTAACATAAACCCTAAATCTTGTGCCTTGCTTTCATCTATTTCTGCTGTAGCTATATCTACTTCAAGGTCAAAATTTCCTTTTAAATCTTCTCTCTTAACAGGAATGAAATCTTCATTGGTGACACGGATGACTTCTTCCTCACTCATGAACTCACCATTCATGGCAACAATCTTGGTACCAATCTCCACCATACCTTGAGCCAATCTTCTAAGAATCCCCATCTCTCTCTTGCCAGCAGCATCAATCATTCCTTTGATACCAGTAGCTACATTGCCATAAGCATTGCCAGACAATCCACCATGAAATGCTTTAATACCCGTCAGAGACTCTGCTTCTTGGTTTTGCATACCCAACAAAGTAAGAGCACTGTTAGGTATCTCTGGGTACTTGTGTTCAATCATTCCTCCACCCATAGGATTAGCATGGGGATTGAACTCATAGTCTTGGCCGTCTTCATATCTTCTACGATTCAGAGCATCCAGCATGTTCTTGGCAAAGCCATGTTGAGCATTGGCACTTCTACCCAACAAATCAACCATACCTCTAGTGACAGCACCTAATACTTTTTGGTTTTCTTCCAGCATTTCAGCATCAGGTTCACCATAAACACTGCGCTTCACAGGAAGATAAGGTACAACCACAAACGGAGGTTTACCATCTGGAAAAGGGTTAAGTTCCATTCTTACAATAACAGAACCAATCCAAGTAATAACTACAGCTTCTAGTTTGCCAGTGTTATGAATATCATAGTATCCCCAATACTCATAGGCTACAACTTTCTTGCGTGTAGCTCCTTGTACATTTCTTGCATCATTAAAGCTATAGCTATGGTTTGCATCTCCTACTACAGAGGCTGACCAATTTACAGCATCTAAGTTATGATACCTATGTGGCTCTTTGAGTAATTCTGCTTTGTTGGTTTCAAAGCTATAAATAACAAACAAGGCTTGGTCAAAGTCTCCATCACAGCTAGGGTCAATGTAGACATTTTCTGGATTCAATATTTGTACCGTAGGTGCATTGACAAGTACTTCCTCTACTTCTACAGGTGTAGTACCTACCTGTATAGGAATGGTTGCTTCACCTGTGGTCTCAAAGATTTCTACTGCCTGTTGTATATCAGATGTAGATTGCTCTTTGAATAACCTTAAGTTTTCTTGCTTTAACTGAACTGCTTGCTGTAAGGCTTGGCTTTGTTGTTCATCTTGTATAGGGTAAAGCTCCCATACAGGTACTTCCTCTGTGACCTTCTCTGTTTGTCTTAACCAGCCTAAACGAACAATCACAGTACCATCATCTACACAGGCTCTGACATATTGATCTATCAGCCTTACTTTATTGAGCTTGGTTCTAAATTGCCAATTAAGTACCAATTCATTTTGCCTAGCTGCATCTGCATCTTCAAAACTCACAGGGCGTACATGGAACAGCTTATTACTTGAAAGAAAAGGTTCACTCAATGCAGCATAGCGCCATTCAGCCTGTTTCCGTATCAGCTTAGGCTGAACACTACTTCGCCCTTTGACTTTTGGTGGTTTGGCTGAACCTGTAATTTCCAGTAAATCACGCCAATGCTTGATGCGTGATATATGTGGAGTCTGTACTGTCTTGGCTGCTTCTAAATCAGCACGAAGTACTTCTACAGTAGGCTCATTAGCCCAGTCTGTGAGCTTCTTAGGGTAAGCAATCAACTGGTTCATTGAGACATCCTTTGTAGCAATTTTTGGTCTGCCTTCAATTGTCTATCCATCATTCGGATGGTTGTATCTCGGTAGCCAACAACTGCTGTGAGTTCTTTAACCAAGTTGATGCCCTCTCCAATAACTCGGTCGAGTTCGGCTGCCCTGCCTGCGATAGCTCTACACCCACTGTCTCCACTTGTGGCAATTTGGGAGTAACCAGCAATGCGTTTGTCTTGCTCGCGCAACCGACTGTCATAAGTATTGCGGATAGCAGCAATAGCTTTGTTGTGTTTGATACGTTCATTTTTTAATTCCTCTTCAATCATCAAAGACTGCTCTGCATGGTCTTGTGCCAAGCGTTCATAAGCTGCTTCAAGTTGACTCTGTGCTTGTTGGGTTAAGACTCTTTCAGCTTCCCACTGGCTCCTAACTTCAGTGGCTCCTTTATGGTATCCAACAATCAAAGAGACACCATTGAGTACTGTGACTAGCACACCTATTATTAAATAAAATGCTAATTGAGACATTCGCTGTAATCCAAGTTACCAATTCTTCTATCTAACCATCCAACAGTAAAAGAATCCATTTTTAAGTTAATGTAATGCTGTGCTTGGTAGGCTTCTATAGTTTTAATCATAAGTTCACAGGCTTTGGCTTTGCCTCTTTTATTCTCCAATGCACCATAAGCAGACAAAGTTCTTTGCCCGATAACACCATCCACTGCAATCAAAGGCCAATCCTTTCCACCTCGGGAAAGTGTGTTGAGACTTTGTTGGAACCAACGAATACTCCTAGAGGGGCCAGCATTGACTGCCACATCCACCAGCTTGTATCCAACCAAAGGCTGTGCATCAATGATAGGCAAAAAATGGGGTTGTTCAACATATTGCTTCCTGTAAATATCCAAAGCTACTTGCTTGGGTAAATCTCTCATGGCTCCTGTATAACCTGCTTGCCTTGCAACCTTGACTGTAATCCCGTGGTTTGTCTCTCCACCGGGGTCTTTGGGATGGTTTACATAACCACCTTCAATAGACACTACAGCAGCCAGAATTGCAGCAACCAATCCTGTACCACCAGCCAATTGCTTAGGCGTGAATATCTGCTTTTTCATGCTCGTTATGCTCGCTACGCTCGGCTATTTCAGTCTCTGCTATTTGGCGATTCAATAGAATCATCCTAGCCTCATGTTCCATGTTTTCCTTTTTGTGTTTGGCTACCATGAAAGCAATGTTGGCAATAAGAGAAACAAAACCTAAGCAGCCCATAACTAAAGCTGCCCAATCTATTTGAGCTAATGCTGCTACTATGCTACTCAAAGAAAACCCCCATGTTGTATAGTTTGTTTTAACCACCGCAGCATCAATACCATTCTTTACCATCATACCCTCCGATTCAATTCAATAGTGATGTCGGTAAATGGTTTTTGCAACCGCAATGCTACCCAACCAGTATCTACCCCTGTATTAAGCCATTGGATTTTATAGTACACACTGGTGTCTGGTTTTAAGATGCCGTCCTTAAGATAGACTGGCTCAACCATTACCTCATCACTGTATACATGGTATAGGTCTCGTATACGGATTGGTAGATAACCTCTGTTGTACAAATTGATACCATCAATCCTTGGGTACTTGAATACTACAGGTTCCGGTCTATCCATAGGAGCATACATTACACTGCCTTGCTTCATGCCTTCTTCCCATACTTCCAATTCAAGAGCATAGGGCGGGTCTTTAAAGTTTCTTGGTTGAATAATCCTCGATTGAGTTCCATAGTGCATACCACTTAATGGATAATGCTCTTTGTTTCTGTAGTATTCAGGAATGGTCATATATCTCTCCTATGATGCCTAGTCTTCTACCTTCAGCCATACCTGCTCTGTCCAATGAATACCAAAGTAAATCAGGAAGAACAGGTACTGGTTTGGCAAAGTCATCCAGTTCATGGTAGTAATGAAGCCTACCTTCTATCAGACACAGCAACAGTAAATGTGAATGTCCGTAGAACATGTTTTCAATGTCACTCTGTAAAAGTATCGGGTATTCTGCTTTTACCTTACTGTATGTGTAATTTCTGGTTCTGTCATTGAACCAATAAATAAAACAGGTTGCTGCTCTATCCCACCAAGCAACACAAGGCTGCATCCGTGTTGAAAAGGTTAGAGACAATCCAACAGAATCTAATCTATTCGTATCCAACAATCTTGTTTTATTGTTTGGGTCACTGGCTTCATTCAACCATATGGCACGGTAAGCAGTGTCATCAAAAGTTGCTTGCCATAGTTTGTTGTACAGCGGTCTGTCTGTATTGCCAATACCCAATCCAGCACCTGTGGTATAAGGAACTTTGTTATGTGGGGTCAAGACAATAGGATTCACTGCATGAGGATATACCCAAGTAATATCTGAAGGTTTACCTACAATCAGTTCAGGGATAGGGAACATAAACTTACCTATTCACTAAATGACGTACTGCTGTGAATGTGAAATACTGGTCATCATTCAAGCGAGGGGGTACAGGAAACTCTACAAGAATTGGTAAAGTAGTTGCACCAGCATAACAACCCAAAGCACTAATGGGTACAGGGGGTATATCCAATGGAGTAGAGAAGCTGTAACGGTTATGCGCCTCATCCCATGCAAGCATTATTCCCTGTACCTTCCAAGGCGGCATCTTCTTTATCCCAATCCCCGGAATACCACTGTCCCAGTATTCACCAGGGTAGTAAATATCAATGGTCAACTTATGGGGATTGCCTGTCACCAACATGGGTGACTTCCACAAAGCAGATAAATCTTCTGCTCTAGGTGGATTGTATTTCATGCTAAAGATTAAATCTGAACCATCAAAAGGCATCATACTTGTTACTTTTACAGTAGATACTTCCAATGTAAGCTCAAAAACCACTTTGAGACGTTCAGTGGGCTTGATAATTATGGCTGCTGGTACTGTTGCTCTACTGAACCAAGGACTTCCTACTACTGGACTAGTACCTACTTCCCATATCAAATATTCCCTTGGTTTGCTAGGGAAGTTAAATACCCTAGTACCTACCATTGTATAACTGGTGGATAATTTATTTAAAACCAAAGATTCCCAGTCTGCTGTAATTTTGGTATACAACACATTACCCAAGCCAGTATCAGTCATTTCTGGTTCGGTTTCGTCATTACCTACCCAGCATTTCTCACACAGATTGGTCATGGTAAAGGCATGTGTGTCAGGATGCTTCAGTAAAGCATCTATCCCACTCTGCATAATGAGGTTGTCTGTACTCGTTTCACGTAACAGCTTTCCTTCGGCATCCAATACTTGCAGGGTATATCTCCCCCTTAAATTCATTCTATTCATTACATTCATGGAAATGCCCTTATCTTTTGATTTGTTGTCACCCATTGCAATCGACCATTGCTTGCTGCACCAAAGTTCCCTAACTCTTGACCTTCAGGGATGAATATACCCAATTTATTGGCTTTTAAGTATTTCTCTCTTTGCCCTCTCACAACCAATTCTCTATTTCTGTCAATATAGGAAATAAGGATGTCTGTAATACCTATAGATGAACCCCTCATATCATCTATGGAAATCATCAATGAAGAACAAGAGCCAATAGGTTGAAATACTCTACCTAATGCAGCATCCCAGTAAAAACTCACAAATGCACGCTTGTCTGTAAGACGATACGCCAATACCCAATTGGAGTTATTATCAAAAGCCAAACCAATCTCTGCAATGCCATGTAGCGTAAGTATGGGTCTGACTTTCCCGTCTTCACTGGTCAGGATAATAGTTCCTGTGGTAGGACTGTATCTTGCTGTCCATAATTGGTAATCTATCCCTCTAGACGCATCCTGTACATCAATCCCCCCAAAAGCCTTATCCACCAACAAGTACCTTGTGTCATGCTTGGGTGGAGCAACCTGAACTGGGCTGCCTTTATGGATGAATGCAGCCCTTGGAATCATGGATGTCTATCCCCAGTGTTCTTGTAGATGAATGTAATTTTTCGTGTTGGGTCTTTGGGTATAGGAGGAGTAAAAACAAATCTCCTTGGATTTCCAGAATAAGAGTATAGGCATAAACTTGCAATGGGAAGATCACCTGCTATATTATTACTGTAATCAAAGGTTATTTTATGTGTAGAGCCTGTTTCGTCAAAAGGGGTGCTTTGAAACATAACTGGCCTACTTGCATAAGGTTTTTTATCGTTGTACCCACTCTTCTGTGGGTCAGCAGGAACTTCTGATTCAATGACAGCGCTTGAGGAATTGCCATCATAATCTCTTAAACCATGATAAAAATAGCTTCTTCTTCCAATGTATTCTGGATGAGTACAAACAACCGATGTATAGCTATAGAGTTCACTTCCTAATGTGAATGTACCTATGGTATCAGTTAAATCTTCATACTGGCGAACTGTGTAATAGACTGTGACTTCTTCCATAGGAACTACTGTAATCACAGTAGGATTTCCAGATATATCTTTGAGCAATGAGTGAGAAAACGGTGCTGCTGGGTAATGCTTATCACCACTTCCTACACCCCCCATCAACAAAGCTATTTCAGATAGATTCCCTACAATAGTATTTTCAGGGAATACAGCCTTTACTGTACTATCTGAATAAAAAGGAGGATTGGTTTTGTTATGGGTAATGCCTACACTATTAATAGATATAGGTGTCCCTATAGGAGCACCCAGTCCTGTATCATGTACTGTGGGAGGGGTATTGGAAGTACCAAACTGTATTTTTGGCCCGTAAAAATCAGTTCCATTAACCCATCTCTTTAAGCCAGCATCAGTAATTAAATTACGAAACTTAGGCAATTCTCGTACCAACTTACCATTGCGGCGAATCTCAATATGGAACCAACCCTCAATAGTAGAGTTTGACATAATAGCTAATTCACTCATGTGTTTAATTCTCCATTCAATAGGATTACTGGGTGTTTAACAAGATGTGTTTCCTCATGTATAGGAATATCACTATACGATTTCACAATCAATTCTCCATTTAATAACTCTACAGGCTTCTTCAATACCTGATAACTTACAGAATGATCTGTTTTCTTTTTCTGTACAAGCTCTACCTCTAAAGTCGGAGGTAACTTCTTGAGGTATTCTTTCACATAAAGACTTGTTTTCTTCTTCACCTCAAGTCCACCATCCAATAGGATAGTTGACTTCTTACTCAAATGGAATGTTGGCTGAAGAATAGGAATTACTCCACCAGCTTCCATAGTCACTGGGAATTTCTGCAAATCTTCCCTGCCAAAGAATATTGGGTTATACGACCAGACAACAGTAATTCTTGGGGACTTAGGAGGGTCATCTGGCCCGCCATTGAAGTAACCATACACTTGGTCAAGAGTAAGCTGTAAGTGCTCTCCCCTATCTTGTGTGTTTGGTTTTACCCTCTCTGCACCTCCTTCAGGGTCAAGGGATAGCTTCAGTCCTTCAAAAATGAAGACAGGGAAGACACCTGAATGAACACCTATAGGTTTGATGCTTTGGTTCTGACTGACTGCATGGGTAAAGATATGTGCATGAATCCCTGTTCTACTCCCCAATACAGGAATTTCCAACTTCCCTTGATACCCATATCCTACGCTACTTGACTGAAAGAAATACACCATCAACGAAGTGGATGGTTCTAAAATTCCATCATCAGTCAAGCCATAGATCAATTTCCCATAATGTGCTGCTTTACTTTTATCTAAAGGAAAGAATCGAATCTTTCCAATATGCAAATTATGATTGCTTGTATTCTCTACTATTACACGGTTATAAATAGTTCGAGGATGCGAGACGCTATAGGGCATACCATGTAAATAGATATGCCCATCTGGATGGAGATTGGTTCTCCAATCCATTACAAGCCTCCGGCTTCCATCCTTGCTCGGATGTCGTTAAAAATGTCTTGCAGGGTATAGTTTTTGGCTTGAGTGTCGGTTGTTTTTTTCCATAACAAGCCAGCATTTAAAGTAGTTTCCAAACTGTCAATCTGTCCTAGTTTGGCATGGATAGCCGCAAGAATGTTTAAATTGTCATGTATGTCAATAATCTTTGCCATACCTGCACCAACAGCATTGATGCGTGACAGTGAGGAACGTATCTGCATCAAATCAGGTAAAGCATCCTGAACTTCCAGCAGTTCAGCTAGGTTATTGTGAATCACTAATAATTCACTGACCTTATCACCTAAAGCCAATAACTGTGCTTTGGATGCTTCAATGGATACCAATCGACCTCGGATGGTGTAAAGGGCATCAATCTCTGATTTCCTGTCATGGAGCGCCTCTATCTGATGTAGCACATCGTACAGTGCCTGCATACGGTAGAGGTTGTGGGAAATAGTGTCTAGAAGATTTGTGGAAGAAGACAGAGCCAACAAATCACTCAACCTGTCATAGAGTGCCCTGATATGTGGGATATGCCCAGCCAAGGCTTCTACAGCGTCTGTATGCTCGCCTACACGATAGATACGCTCTAGATGGTCACTTACATGTTGTACTGCTGTCATGTTGACTGCTACATGCTTGACTACGTTGTATGCACTGCCCAGTAGCTTGTCTACGATAAGCACATTGTCTGTGCCTTGAGGATAAAAAACATTAGCCATAATTTATACCCAACCTCTTAATGTAAATTTATCTGTTGCCCTAACTTCACTGGTAGACAAGCTATCACTCATGGATACTTCAGCCAATACTTCTTTGTACTTAGCCTCATAAACAGAAGCTACCCCTAAAGAAGTCTCACCATTCATTGCTCTATAAATTCTGGATGCAATGTAATACTTCAATGCAGCACGCAAAGGCAATGGGATAGAGAGTTCATCATCCAAACTATCAGCATCCAATCTTGCATGTGCAGCTTGGTATCTAATGCCTAAACCAACACCATCTCTTGGCTTGGGTATCTGAAGCACATTGAGCTTATCTGTGATGAAAACACCAAAGGAGTGTTCATGATTGTTGATAGGGTAGTGTGTACCATCTTGGTCTACCACTTCAAGTATCTTTAATACATCATCTTTGAATGGGTCTTCTATGGTGTCTTTGATGTAAGGGTAAGCTACAAGCAATGGGTCATAACGACTCTCTGCATATTTGCTATCAAGTAGGTAATGTGTGATGTTGTCTTTCATCTCAATTAACACATTACCTTCCTTTAACATAAACTGGGAATACATCTGAACCAGTCCATCATTGAGGATAGCTACTACCAAAGGTACTTTTGCAGGGTCAATTCCTCCTACACCATCCAAGCCAAGATGAATGTTGCTGAACTCTCCCCAGCTAAGTTCTTCCAGAAAATCTTTGAGTTTCATACGATGTAGCTTTCTAAGGCTGATACACAGCGACTATCCTCAAAGGCATCTTCAGCATAGAGGCTATCCCTTGTTCTTTTGTTTGTTGGTTCATCAGCAGGCAGTGAAATACCCCAAGGCTTCATGTGCGTCAGCATGGATATGGTATCCAAGCAATCATCCTTGCCCTTAATACCATCGAATGTGACCAAACGGATTTCTTCCACAAACTCCTGCATTATCGCTTGGTTCTTCATTTCTTGGGGAAAAAGTACTTTCCCTGCTTTGAACAGGGGAACCACCAAATTAAATCGGGAGAGTTTGTCTGCTGTAGGGCGAATGCCATAGCTGTTACCTGTCCCTGAACCGGCCAGATTGAACCAAGTATTTCTAGTCTCCATCTCCCTGCTAATCCAAGAAATGAAGGCTCCTTGCTGGCCTGAAGTCTCTATCCCTACGCTCTGCGGCTGATAGCTTTGAACCAATGAAAAAAGCATATCCAAGGACAAATCCATAGTCTGTCTCTTGCATATGCCATCTACCCAGTACCACTTACCGTCTTTGTATCCCCAGACAGAAATCACACTAAAGTCTGCTGTCTCTTTCGCTGAAGTAGCAAAGTCTGTAGTAATGTAGAAATTGACCAATTCCCTTTGAGCCAATAAATCTACTTTACTGTACCAATAGATGTCTTCCTCTTGTATCAACCTTTCACTACCATCACTTAGCCTCAACATCAATTCTTGGTAGAAGGCTGATAACTTCCCTGTAGCTTCAGCCAGTTTGTATTGTGAGGATATGTAGTCATAGCTGAACCTATCCGGCCAAGCTCCTTTAAAGTCTTCCTTGGTACAAGGGAACTTCTCACACACAGGATAGACATTGACTGCCCAAGCTCCACTCTCTACAGCCTCTACAAGGATGTCTTCCTTGCTGAAAGGAGTTCCATTGAAGATGACTTTTCTTCTTGTGGGGTCAAGAGCATGGTTGACACCTTTGTACACAGTGTCCTTGATGAGTTGCATAGATACCTTGCTCTTGGCATCCTCATCATCCACCAAATCGTCTAATATTGCTAGAACTGGTCTTTTACCAAAAATCTTAGTACCACGAAGGCCAGTTTTAGAACCAAACAATCTAACCCCCAATAGATGTCCAGTCTTACTTTCTAGTTCAATATACCCATCCCTGAATTTGACCTTAGGTATCCATTCTTGTAAGAATGGACTTCTATGGTATCTGTACTCTATGTTCTTCCTTGCACTCTTGGCTCCATTGTCCATTGAGTCTGAAACATAAATAATCCCTGATACATCACCAAACTTTGGCAATGAACCAAAAACTCCAAGGTACAGTATTAAGTATTCAGCAAAGAGTGTTGTTTTAGCTGCACCTCTAAAACATAGATTGGCAATGTAAGAGTTTGCTCCATCCAGCTTATCCAACATAGAAAGATGGATAGCCGGTGTTTGATGAGGTTCGGGAGCATCACTGTTAACCAACTTCACAAAGTTGGCAAACTGTAAGGAGAACTCACTAGGCAGGTAAGAGGGACTGGACAGAAACCCATAGTCCACACCATCCAGCCAATCATCCAGCTTGAATTTATTGGTTTGTTGGGTTTGCTCCATTACCAGTATTCTCCATATCGAATACCAGTGATTGTTGCATAACCTTGCCTACATTCATACCGCTCTGAATCATTTCCTTTTGCTGTTGAGCCAAAGCAACAAGGGAAGAGCGTAATTCACTCAATCCTGAACTGTCTCTCATATCCATGTTGATGAATGTCTGTGCTGCATCAGGCTTTTTGAGGTGAGTAAGCAGGCTATCTGCTGCCTTCATCCTCACCATCTCACTCCTTGCATTGACCATCAAGTCTGCCTGTACATTGACTGCTTTCTGATAGATGTCTTGGTTCAATACCCATGTTGGAACCAATGATTGCTCTAGTATCAAGGTCACTAGTTTAGTTCTAGCATAAGCTGATACATAGGTTGCAATCTCTGTAGGATTGTCTTGTTCTAACCTAGCATACCTATCTGGAAATGTCTTTTGATAGGCTTCTTTATTGCTACAACCTGTGAGCTTATGTGTAACAAAGACAATTGCACTTAAGTAGTCTCTAACTTTGAACTTGCCTTGAGATAGTACCTTTGCATAAGATATGAAATTCTCTCTTAAGACAAATCCATCCCCTTGTTCGGGGTCTAAGTTGTTCAGTCTGACTGTGACTGCCTTCACCATACGCTCGTTGTACTGGCTAGGTAAGGCTTGACGTACTTGGGATTGGGTGACTGTGCGCATAGGGTTGATTATGCTATATAATCCGCCCATGCCTATAAAGAAGAAGGGGCAGAGGAAAATAATAATACCACCACCTCCCTACCGCATCCCGGCCACCCCGATCCTATCATACTATGCCCCACAGTGGCACCCGGCTGGTAGAGATTTTAGACATTAGGCTTAGGGTTCGCCTACTAACCACATGTACTCCATGCAGTCCATTGCTCAGCCATAAGAGCAACACGTTGTCTAAAACCAACATGACTTGCTGATGTTCTTTACCCACTTCCCCAATCATTTTCCGAGAAGCTGCATAGCCTAGTGGCTCTAGCACTTTATAGGCGAACACCTAGTTCCATCTACCCCTTGCAACAAACAGTGGCTTTCACAAGCTGAACCCCTATATTCACTATAGGGCTGCTGTTGTAGTCAAGTAGCGAGTAAGTCTACCGTCGGGGACTTTAGGCATCCAGTATTTGGGGAACCAAGCAATCCAATACCTTCATACCAAAGCCGCAAATGGAGCAAATGCTCCCACTGTGGGACAGCCTAAGTCGAATCGTTGTTTAGCCATCTATAGCTTGGCCCTGCACAAAACAGTCATTGCTGTCTTTGTGGGGTATTCGTTATGGACAAGGGACAAAGATTCTTGCTGACAAGGCAGTTATACCACAAAAATCTGCTCTCCCCAAATGCCCGTCTGACGTGCTGCATCAGGTGATGCTTACGCGCATAATATGTATGCGCACAAGAGTTAAATTTATACTTTAATCTAAATTTCTTTAATAAAATTGCAAATAAATTCATTTGATAAAAAGTAAAACTAAATGCCTTTGTCACTCATGGCCGATGCTCGTTCCTGCACTTCGCTGTAGAGGAACCAACAAAAAACAGGTCGTTGCAGCATGTTGCAGCATCTGTACTTACGTTCCTACGCTACTGGGCCGCTCGCTGGCGCTCGCGGAAACCAACAAAAAAACAACACTGCCAACCATAGCCAGTAGCGGTCAAGTAGAGGTCAAGTAGCGGTCAAGTAGAGGTCAAGCAAGGTACAGGCAACAAAGCAAGGGAGCGTTGTTCGGCCATGTGCTGTGTTGTGTCGTCTTGTCTTGTGTTGTTGGTTTGCTACACATTCATAGGTGAAAACACCTATTCTTGTACCCCATGAACCAACAAAAAAACACTCAAGCAAGGGTCAACACAACCTCTACTACATAGGTCAAGTAAGGGCAGCCACTTGTACTTTTCTACCTTTGAACCAACATCAAAAGTACAACTTTCACTCTTGCTAAGATGTGTTCTTAGAAGATTTCATCATAAGAAATGCAATCCTTACTACAATTTTGCATGATTGCATGATTGCATGATTGCATGATTGCATGATTGCATGATTGCATGATTGCATGATTGCATGATTGCATGATGATTGCATGATTGCATGATTGTACTGTATGATGTTGGCTTCTTTTAACTTAGCTTGAGGTAGTCCATGAACCAACAAACACAAACATCTAATGATGAAGACGAACTGGAAAAGGTATGGGATTTAAGATGGATAGATACCGAAGGGGAACAAGCCTGTCAATCTCCCGAGGGTTTGTTGAAGATTCGTAAAACACCCACGGGTGAACGCTACCTAGTCATCACTAGAACAGTCACTGAGGAAGTGTACTTAGGCAAGTGGAAAGGAGGCAATCCTCCATGTTGAGCCAACAAAAAAACACACCAAACTACAATCAAAATGATGGTGTAGCAGGATGTGTTTATATCTTACGTAATGATGCTTTCAAAGAAGATTTCTTCAAAATAGGTTGTACTCGTTATACAGGTGAGAAGAGGGCTGAAGACCTAAACAAGGAAGCATCTACAGGAACACCTGGTATGTTCTACTGTGTCTATGAAGCCCATGCACAGGATTGTGGCAAAGCAGAGAAAGAAGCACATCGACTACTTGACCCATACCGCAAAGGTAAGTGGGGCCAAGAATACTTTGAAGTTGACTACCAAACAGCCAAAGAAGCTATAGACAAGGCTGTTGGTTTGGTTGCTCGATGCACTGCTTTGGTTCCTGTTGGTAAAGCTAGACGTGTTAAGCAAAAGAATAAGCACAAGGAGATATGTGAAGAAGATGTGTATGAACCTTTGCACAAAGATTCAGGTATAACTTTAACTGATGTTGGTATAGGTGCTGCTATTGGTTTGTTAACTGGTATTTGGTTTCTATAGGGAGATTAGCTATGGTTAAATCATCTAGTGCTTCTCATTTGAACATTGATGACGTTAATTTTGAACTTAATTGCATAGCGCATAGAGATAATTCACACTTCGATGCTTTGAGCCATGAGTATCAAAATACTGTAGAACAGAAGGAATTTATTGCACTACTTAATGAAATCAAAGAACATAATTTTAGGAATAGCAAAGAACTAACAGAATATATTAGAAAGAATAGACTTGGCTTAAAGTACAAAAATATTGCAGGTGAAGTAAAAATGCGTAATGTAGACGGACGGGAGTGGACTTTATCAGGAGGAATTGCCCCTAGTTACTTTGCAAGACTTTGTAGAGAACTACGTTTTAATAAAAGCCATAATTGTGAGCCTACAGAATTTACCCCTTATAAAAATCTAGGAGAGCAAGAAGGTACTCGTACAAGAGAAAAGGTAAATTCTCAACCAAAGCAAAAACCTTCTCCAAGATACGCATACAGCAAGCGTGACACTGCTTACGATGATATTGTGAGCATCTTATCTGAGGGCAGAGACCCATCTGAAATATGGGGAAAGTGACAGATTTTTTATTTTGGTTCTACTTAAAGACAACTGAACCAACAAAATAACTACCTTTATCCTCTACCCCTCCTATCCTTCCTTGGCCTAGCTATCCACAAGCTATCTCCCCCACTCCATCTACCCTCTCTACCCTAACTTGACTTAGCTGGCCCAGCCTACTGCTCTAGCTTACATAGCCCATACCCACTCTCATACCCTAACCAAAAAACCCTACCTCCTTTATGGTCGTAGGGTTTTTTGTTGTTGGTTCAAAGTAAAGCTATTGCATCCAACATGTAATCCTAGTTTTTTGTTGGGTTGATGGAATAGTAGTTTTCTCTAAAGACATGTTTGTACTTTTATGAAAGTCTAGATTTGTAGTTTTGTCTGAATATGTGGGGGACATATGTTGAAAAATAATTTTATCTAGCTGTAGGGATACCCAGTCCAAAAATATTTTGTCTCTATTAAGGGATACCCAGTCACACATCACACAAGTCAAAGCTAGCCCCCCGCTACTTTGCATAAATCTGTGTGTGGGCACCCCCTATAGAGCTGCTTCGCAGCTTTTGAGGCAATCATGTCGGTTGCCCTAACCTATTGGAGTTAATCATGTCTGTATTCAAGACCATCCGTTCCGTAGCCACTGACATAGTTACCGACTACGGTGTAGACCGTAAGCGTGAGCGTGCTGTTGTAGAGGTGGAGCGTGCAGTTGACCATCGTGAACGCTACGCTGCTGCGGAAAAGCGTTTTATGAAGGTTAAGCAGGTCAACGTCGAGGAATTACGCAAAGCCCTTGGTTTAGCATAATCCCTCAACCCCCTTCGGGGGGTTTTTAAAATAATCACACAATATCACACAATATCACAAAAACACATAATCATATAAATCACCATCACACATAAACACACATAAACACAAGACGGGTAGTCTTGTCGGTTTTGGCTTTGGTTCAGATGGTCACATGGTTTCTTTGCATGGCTGGGTAGAGCTGCTTCGCAGCTTGTGGCTGGCATGGTGCTGGTCATTCATTTTTTTTTTTCTTTAAAGGAGGCCGTCATGGCTACTACTAATTCCAAATCCAAGCGCAAAGCTGACCTCACATCAGAGGAATTGCATGATGCTAATGATGTCATCAAGACCTATGACCTTTGGGCTAACATAGGTTTCAGGCACAATGGACAATTTATATCCATTGGAGGTGTCTGTCTTGATAATCAGGTTGAGTACAACGAGCAATTATGTACTCAACTTGGTATCAGGAATGGGATGAGAGCAGCTAAACTCGCAGCGACTGCACAACTGCGAGATACGATTCGCTCAATCAAAGGCAGAAGGTATATCACAATGGAAGTCGAACTTTATCACAGAGATTCTGACGACCAATCCAATGATGATTTTGATTTCGACATCAAGTTCATCGACTAATCCTTCCACTTAATCCTTACCCAGCGGCAGAAATGTCGTTGGGTTTTTTTCTTTATGGAGATAGTCTTATGTCTACTCAAACCAAACTAGAAAACAATTTCAATCCTCATCGTATATTCAAACTCGTAAAAGACCATCTGCTTTCAACTATTGAATCAGATAGTCTTGGCAAAGTTGAATTGGAAATGTTAATTCACTTAGCCATTCACATTCAGATGTTCCCTTCTCATTTACTTGGTTTAGTTGGTAACAAGTTTCCTTCTTATCAAGAGGCGGCCAATTCTCTAACCAAACTAATCAATGAAGACTATATGGACTACGATATAAGAACCAAGAAACTAATCTCTCGTGTAATCCTTCCATCTGAACTACGCAATGAAATATCCAAACAACATTACCCATTACCTATGGTTACACCTCCCAAACCAGTCACTAAAAATAAAGGAGGTGCTTATCACACCATCAAACTTCCTTTACTTCTTGGTTCAAAAATCTCTCGGCATAGTTATCCATTAGCCTATGACACTATCAACAAACTTAACTCCACTCCCTTACTAATCCGTAAAGACTATATCAACCCTGATTTAGTGAATCCATCTGACCGAAGACATCATAAACAACTGGTCGAGTTAAGTTCAGCATTACCTGATTCTTCCTCTGTCTATTTAACCCATGCTTACGACAAACGAGGTCGAATCTATTGTCGTGGGTACCACTTCACTTACCAAGGTGATGCCTACCACAAATCCCTCATTGAAATAAACAAACCGGAGAAAGTCTTATGATTACACCAACTGAATATCTATACATAGACCTAGCCAATCATTTTGGCTTAGATAAACTTACCTTTGACAAACGTATTGCTTGGGTCAAGGCTAGTAAACCTTGGCTTAGAGACTGGACTAATGACTCTGAATCCCCAGAACTATTTACTGCCTGTCTCAATGCCATTGAACAAGCAGAGAGAGGTGAACCAATCACTTACTGTATCTCTCTTGATGCTACAGCTTCTGGGCTTCAGATACTTTCAGCATTAACTGGTTGTCGTAGTACGGCCAAGCTAGTCAACCTCATCAATACCAATGAACGCATGGACATCTACACCTACCTACATAAACAAATGAATATCTCTGCTGTACCTAGAGAGAAAGTAAAGAAAGCAGTGATGACTGCATTCTATGGTTCCATTGCCAATCCTAAGTCTCTATTTAACGAGAAAGAACTTGTCACTTTCTATCAAGTGCTAAAGCAATACTGTCCTTGGCCTTGGCAACTCAATGAATACCTACTGGATAGCTGGAACCAGACTGTAGACAACTACCATTGGTTAATGCCTGATGCTCACACTGTCCATATCCCTGTAACCAATACCATCTATAAGGAAGTTTCCCTTATGAATCAACGACTTACAGTACCTTTAACTGTCCAAACTCCTAATAGATACGGACGCTCTCTAATTGCAAACCTAGTACATTCTGTAGATGGTTTTGTGGTTAGAGAAATGATTAGAAGATGCAACTATTCACCATCTAATGTTGAATTTCTTGGTTCCCTTTTAAGAGAACCAAGAAAACAAAAGAAGAAGCTAAGTCTAGTATCTCTAGCAGTTACCAAAGTACTTGACCAATACAAAACCACTGGCCTTCTCTCTGCTGTGCTTATTGATTTACTTGCAGAGAATCCAGAAAGCATTAGTCTATTGGATTCCAAGGCTAGGAAAGAGCTATTGATTTTGTTGGATTCTCTCCCTTCAAAACCATTTCCTATCCTGCCAATCCATGACTGTTTTCGCTGTCATCCTAATTATGGGAATGACTTGAGACAGCAATACAGATTGATACTCTCTATATCCTTCGGCAAATGCTGTTGGATGATGGTATAGAATCTACTCTTGAAGAAGATTTAAGCCAAGAGATACTTCAATCTGAATATGCTCTCTGTTAAATTACATACCCCATTGCCTTTGTAGGTGATGGGGTATTTTTTTGTTGGTTTGTTTTATTCTTTTATGCTCACATCTTCCCTCTCTAATATTACCTCCCATATCAAGGCTTGTTTAGGCTCTGGTTTAGTTCCTTTCATTCAATCCTCACCTGGTATGGGCAAGTCATCCATTGTGCGAAGCATAGCTAATGACTACTCCCTTCAACTCATTGACCATAGGCTATCTACCTCTGCACCTGAAGACTTTACTGGCATCCCTCAATTCAAAGGAGACAAAGCTACCTTCATTCCCTTTGACCTATTCCCTCTAGCCAATGACAGTCTCCCTCAAGGTAAGAAAGGTTGGCTTTTGTTTTTGGATGAATTTAATTCTGCTCCTAGAAATATCCAAGCAGCAGCTTACAAGTTGATATTGGATAGACAAATAGGCCAGCATCAATTACATGAAAATGTCTATATAGTCTGTGCTGGTAACAAAGCAACAGACAAAGCAATTACCACAGAACTATCTACTGCCATGACATCAAGACTTGTCCATCTCACATTGGAAGTCAGTGCCAAGGACTGGATAAACAAGGTAGCTATTCCTCTTGGCTTTTCCAATGAAGTCATTGCCTACATATCTGCCTTCCCTGAAAGACTGGTTGACTTTGACCCAAATAAAAATACCCAAGAGAAAACATTCTGCTGTCCTAGAACTTGGGAATTTGTTGACCGTCTAGTACAAAGTGTAGGAACCCATGAAGATTACCTACCTGTGTACTGTGGTGCTATCAGTAGTGGGGTAGCTTTAGAGTTCATCCAATACTGCAAAGTGTTCAATGAATTACCAACAAGAGAATCTATTATTGCCAATCCTATGACTACTTCTATACCAGAAGACAAGCCAAAGTGCTACGCTTTGATTGTTTCTTTGGCTCAACATGCTGAACGAAATGCACCTGAAAATGTAAGTGTCTTTAAATTTATAGATCGCTTATCTACTGACCTTCGTATATTGTTCTATCGTATGTTGGTTCTAAAAGATAAGGATTGGCTTAAGTCTGATTCTTTCATGAAACAAGTACAAGATATTGTGAGGCATTTCAATGACTAATAAATTGACAACTATTGACAAGCTCTACATCAAAGTCTTTCTTTCAAACAATGGTGGATTGCTTGGTTCTATCCTCTCCTCTCTCAAGATAGAAATGAAAGATGACTTACCTACTCTTGCTCGTGTCTTTGAAGACAAGATGCAACTCCACACAGAAAGATTCCCTCTCTTGAGTCAAGCACAACAGACCACTGTCTTGCTCCATGAACTCTGGCACATAGCCTTGCTACACATACCTAGAGGCATAGGCAAGTACAGCAATGTATGGAACAGAGCCTGTGATGTACGCATCAACAATGACCTCATCAAAGCAGGCCACTCCATGCCTGAAGGAGAAGATGAAGGAGTGCATGACCTTGATGTAGATGAACCAACAAAACTAAGTGAGGAAGAACTCTATGAACTCTACCTACAAGAAACTCCTGAAGAAGCAAGAGGCTCACCTAATAGTCTTGATGATTCCACCCAAGAAAAATGTGAGCAACACGTTGCTCTAACTCAAAGAGCATTGCTTGGTTGTGATGGTTCCACCCAAGATGATGCTACTGCATCTATAAGAAGGCACATATCTTTGCTAACACACAAACCCTTACCTTGGCATAGGATACTTTATGAACATCTACAAGATAGCTTGGTTGATGAAGTCACATGGACACGACCTAATAGAAGATACTTAGCTTCAGGCATGTATCTACCTGCAAGGAATTGCTCACCTAATCCTATAGAACACCTAGCTATCTACATTGATACAAGTGGCTCTGTAAGGGATAGTGATGTAGCAGTATTTATACATGAAATCAAATCAATTGTAGATACTTTAGCTATAGATAGATGTAGCATACATACCTTTAACATATCTATAGAGCAATCATTTGAACTACAAGATGACCCGAATCTGAACAGGTTGAAGGGCTATGGTGGTACTAACCTTCAATGTGCAGTGAACCACATGGTCACAATCAATCCTGATGTGGCTGTGGTGTTTTCTGACCTAGAAGACTTCCCTCCTAATCCCATAGAAGGATTGCCTCCTATCTTTTGGATTAAGACACCTGGTCAACTCTATCAATGTACCCCTACCTTTGGAAAGGTAATTCCCCTATGAAAGACATCATCCACGCATTCTTCATCCTCACGTGGGGATTGCTTCTTGTACTTTGGTGTACCTGTCCCTTTTGGATACTCCCTCTGTTCTTCTTTACATGGGGAGATAGCAATTTAGCTTATGCCATAGGA